CCTGATGAACCTGTAGCAGCACCAGCAATAAGCTCGACGCATGCAGCAGGGTTAAGGTAGTCAGCACCCATAGCTAGGCGACCTAAGATTACGTCACCTTGGTAAACAACTGATACATCACCTGAAGTTACCTGAACCTGTGGTCCAATAGCTTCAACGATACCAGCTCCTTCCTTCTGGAATATAAGTCCGCAAGAGTTAGCAAATTCTGTCTCTTGACCATACTCATTATTGATTCCAGTTACATCATTAGCAGCATCTTCTACAGCTTCGCCGACGAAAGATCCTGTGTTTCCGGGTGATGTTACACCGGGGTTTGTTGCGGAAGCAGAACCATACTTAGTACCATAAGAACTGAAGAATGGTATGTTCATTGACTTGTAGATCTTGATGCCTGCAATCTCAATGATTCCGTTTCCTTTTTGTAATGAGTCACCTTGCTCATCTCTGTTTACAAGACCATTAGAACCTACAGCTTGTATAAGTTCGTAGTACTGTCTTGGGTTTAGAACACCAACTCTACCATCAGTAGAAACTCCTTTTTCATCTAGTGCAGCAGCAGCATCATAGAAAGCATTAATCAATGAAGCTGAGTTGTATGCGTCAGATGCTTGGTTGTTTGTACCAACTCTGATTTGTGTTCCGCCGGGCTCTACGAAGCCGGACTTTGTGATAGGAGAAGCAGCCCTAGCACCACGAGCAAGAGCTCTGAATACTAAGCGGTCATACTTCTGAGCAAGAGCATATCCAATCTTCTTGGAGATCTCTCCTCTAAGCTCATAGTGAGCTAATGTTTCGTCTAACTCATAGACGAATGCACTTGAGATTAAAAGATCATCAACAGTGATAGTCTTCTCAGCTACTGGAGGTGCACCGTCGCTGTTACCAAGTATTGACCTTCCGGGTACATGGAACTCAGCGGTTGTGTGTCCTGTGTAGATGAACTGTAAAGACTTACCATTCTTGAGTGTTCTCTTCATCACCAAGTCTCTAGCAATAGCGTTGTGCTCAAATCCTTTGAACATCTCGCCACTGAACAGCTTTAGATACAGGGCTCTAGCGTCGCCTGTGCTGTTTGATTGACCCTGACGGGTTAGTGAGGTATTATTACCTGTTGACTGATGAGCCATTTCTAATAAGAATGTATTGTTTTACGTTCTCAGTACTGAAATTTTTTCTCGAGTTTTTGTGTGTGTCTATCCACACCGTCTAGACGGCTATTGGTATCCTCGTAAGGGCAAAAGCCAATGGCAGGGGAGTCCGACTCTGAGGTGCTCCCCGGCTGTTTAGTA